TCGAATCAAGTTCAGCAAATAGCAAATCACTAGCTCTCTGTGGTAGATTTCTTAAATTTTGTGATACTCTTTCCTGTCCTTCGATAGTTGCAGTGATCATGCTATATGCCTTTATATATAAAGTCCAGCCACAGGTCAAATATGGAGCTTCTATACTATTTATTAGATTCCGACCGGAATGATCTTACGATATTGTGCTAATACATTCTTCATTTCATCATTGATGTCTTTAAGATCGTATACAATATTCTGACCTTCTAAAATCGAACTTCTTAATCCTATACGTTTTCGTTCTTCATATTTTTTACCAACCAATTCTATAGTGATCTGTTCAACTTCAAAAGGAATTGGATCATAACCAGCTTCATATACTAATTTTACATTTTGACGACCTTTACAAAAAGTATAACCGTTTAAATATATAGCTTTATCAGAAAAACTAAAGCCTATAGGAATGGGTCCGTTTACTACCCATGCCGCTTGTTCAGGAATTGATTGATTACCAATCATAACAGATGTTACGGATATAATAGGAGCATCAGCAACCATCATAGCATCAGTATTTCTTCCATTTCTAACTTCAGTATAAGAATTTACAGCAAAAGTACGACTTAAAGCAGACTGAATAAAAGCACTAGCAGCAGTTACCATTCTAGTCAACAATACATCATCGGCAAAGGGAGGTTGACCAGCAATTGGTGTTGGTAATCCTAGCCATTGTTTCACCGAAGTTAAAGTTGTTAAATCAAGTGCATTTGCCATAGTCATCCTTTGTTATAAAAAAAAGGAGTAAGAGTTTTAACTCCTACTCCTTTGGTTGTTATTATTTTGTTATTATTTCTTAATCATGACCAGAAGTAATATTAGTGATAACAGCAAACGCTTGTGGGAAATAGTTTTTCAGTACACCATCGAAGTAAACACCAAAGTCTTCCGAACGGTGAACTCTCATCCATTGAATAGCTCTATAATCGTAACGAAGGTGCTTCATCACTATAGTTCCGATAGCATTATTAGGATAAGGAACACTATCAGTCCAGAACAACAGAGTACCAGGAGCCATGTTTGGATGGATAGTAACCTTAACAGATTTTCCACCAATAGGATTCAAGATACTTGTAACGGCAGTTCCAGAAGAAAGAGCAGGATTAACAGAATTACCAGCTTCAAAGTTATAACGAATCAACGGTGCTCCACCATTCTTAATAACAATTTGTGTAATATCCATATATTGCTGTGCATTTACATAAACTTCATCAGGACACAAACGGTATTCGTTCCACATATTTGTAAATACAGTATTAAACTGTGTGATTCCACCAGCACCATCAGATGTTAACTGTTCACCAGCAGCAGCAACATAATTAGCAGAACCAGAACCAGATTTAAGAACCTGAGTAAGAATACCGTCATATACTAATGCGTTAGCAGAATAATCAGTAGCAGCAAGAGTAGAAAGAAGTTGATTGGCTGTATTAGCAGGGAAAGTAGCAGTACCAAGAGTTACATTGGCAGTAGTCGAAACACCTGTCAAATAAAGAGCAGCAGTTGAACTAGAAGTACCCATATACCAGGCATATCCCATAGCTCCAGCAATCGGAGTAATAGAAGCATTAATTACATTTTTATTACTTCCTGTAGAACCAACAGTACATATTGACGAAATAGCAGAAGGTCTACCTACACCAGCACCATAAGTAGTAGTTGTACCGTCAGCATTTATACGAGCAACTTGCTGTACAAGAGCAGCAGGAGAAGCAAAATTCAAAGTATGTCCTGTGATACCATTGTTCCATCCAGCAATTTGCTGATAACCAGCAAGATTCAGAGGAACAACAGCTACATAGTAAGAAGCACTATCAGCAATAGTTCCACCAGAAGCTGCTGTGGTACATGTAGGAGCATTAGCAGGTTGACCAAGACCATAAGTAGACATACCACCAAGGTCAAGGAATTCTTCCTGAATCATGATTGCTTGAAGCAACATAAACTGACAGTCAGCAAGAACATCTTCATATTTACGAGAAGCATATTGGGCTTTATCAGTTATATAATCTTCCAGACCCAATTCAGCGAATCCAGCATCATAACGATTTGTAGCAAAAGAGTTGATTCCACCTCTCAAACGTTCCTCAACACCAATACCGATATTAGTGATATTGATACCAGAAACAACGTTCCAGTTTGATTGAATACCAAAACCACCAGTTACTCTAGTGATTCTGTTACGAAGAGGAGTAAGGACAGGATATATTTTCTTTGAAGGAGCTTCAAGGTCATATCCGATAAGTCCAGAAGTTGCAGTAGCAGGTTGAGTAAATGCTCTGTTTACGTCATCTACTTCCAAAGGATTAGCAACTGCTGCTCTGAACAGTTCCTGTGTTTCTTTGTTAAGTTCGTCTATTTTAATCATATTTTCCTCCAAATGATAGGATCATTATCCTTTATTATCTATTACTATTTATACTTGTTAAAAATTACCTTTAAAATTTTCTATTTGTTTGTGGTCCTTGGTTGCGTCTAGCCTCTTTGATCAGCAATAAAGCTTGTGTTTGAGCATTAGAATTTTTGAAGTAATCGGTATCTTCAAGTCTCTTTACATCAACCTTATCCTCAACTACAATTTCACCGTCTTTTGTGATTACTCTTGTTACAACATCAGAAACAGAAGGTGCAGCAGGAATTGCTTCTAATACTTTTATTTTTTCGTTGAGAGTTTTAAGTTCAACAGCAACACGTTTAACCAACGAATCAATAGTAGTAATTTCTTCTGTTTCAAAAAGAGTTTTAGCTACTCTTGTAATATCAGCAGTAGCTGAATTTGTAACATCATCGGTTTCTTTGTTAGAAGGATCCCCGTTATCTTGTGGTGATTTTCCGTCTACCATGTCACATTTGTTACATTTACAAACAGCACCAAGTTCTACTGATGCATCATGAATACTTTGTGAATGAGTTTTGTTTTCAGCAGAAATAGCAGCACCAACACGTTCAACATCTATATCCGTATCAGCCTTTTCTACTGTATTGTCTTCCTGGATTTCAGATGCAATGAAATCTTTGATAGCTTGCATAGCAAGTTCTAATGCTTCAATCTGTTTTCCATCTTCGGAATCTTCAGGGTCAGTTTCGCCTTCTTCTCTACTAAGAAGTCCCTTGATCTGCTGAAGAGCATAGATAGCATTCATACAATCATCAATTTCATCAGAAACATAAGAAGTACACCAAGGATCACATGTACAACGTTCTACATCAACACCATCAGCTTTCTTTACATCAGCAGAAGGTGGACCTTCTTTATCAATCTTAGATTTCCAGGCCGATACAATCTTTGCTTTGATAGCAGCAACATCTTCAGAAGAATATTTACCAGCATTCTTAGGCATATTGATATATGACCAAGCTGCTCTGATGTGTTTCTCTGAATCAATCGGATACTTTTTATTCTTAGCATCAGCAAATTTTACAGAACCATATTTCTTTGCACCTTCTTTTGGATTAACATCAGGTCTAGGTGCTACTTCTTCCTGTCTTACAACATCTTCTATCTTAACTTCTTCTACTTTAATTTCTTTTTTCATATCATTAGACTCCTTAGAATCGATTCTGTATACTAACGGGCATCCTTTGTGAGAAGGACTATCAACAAGACTAAATTCTGTAATAGATGCAAGATGTAGAATATCTCCGTCTTGCCATTCAGATGGTTTACATTTTCCTATATTTCTACCATTACGTTCAGTATATGCTTGTTTAGCTCCAACACTAAGTCCTCGATATACTTCTTCTTTTACCTTATTCCAGGCATCATCATCTACAATTTTTGCAGTTATCTTGATTCCTTTTCCATCAGCAACATAATCGATGGTTTTACCAACAGCAACATCGGTTTGATGCATAGCTCTTATGGCAGGATATTTATCATAATCTGCCATACACTTAACAGCATCATCATGATCTATGGTTGTTCCGTATGAATCTTTGGTATCAGAACGTAAACCATAACCTTCGACAATATGTTTATCCTTGTCAATTCTGGTTATATCAAGAAAAATTTCAATGTTGTCATTATCAATCATATGATTACTCCATATTACTATTTATATTCAAAAAATTTTGATGGTTATAATTTAGTCAGAAAGACTCTGAATTGATATCAATCGTTTACCAATACGTTCACTTCCTTGAGTTCCAATAACTGTATATACAAGAACTACATCCTGATCAACAATATTCTGAATAGTAATCGAAGCTGTCGCAACTGTACCATCGTATTCTGTAGAGTTAATCACAATAACACTAGTAATTCCTGGAACAGTAACCGAAGCAATGGTTTCTCCTACTATCAATCTAGGAGCAAAATCCAAACCTAAATTGATTATAGTTTCTCCTGCTTTTACTATGAATGGTTTCATATATACCTCTTCTCTATTTATACTCTAAATTTTTATAATACGTTTTTCTTTTGGACAAGTCCATAAACGTTCTTCATTATTCATCAGTAATACTCGTTCTTCTTGAGGACAAACAAAAACATTTCCTGGTCTTGTAGGAACGAACATTGATCCTGATCCAACTCCATACGCTATTCCTGATAATGATTTATGTATAATAGTTTTTAATTCCCCACTACCAACACCATAAACAATTCCTGAAAGATGAATATTAGCATCAACTAAAGTAACACTTCCTGTTGCTATTGCTGTTCCTTGTGATGTTGCCTTTAAAGGAATTGTAGCATTTGCTGCACCTGATACTATGCCCTGACCATAAACAATCGATTGTAGAGGAATTATAGCGTTTGTATTACCAGTTACTGAAGCAACACCATCTGCTTCTCCAGATATAAATTGTGTAGTATTCAGAGCAAAAGTAGAACTACCAATACCATTTGCTGTTCCAGACATAAACACCTGAGTATTCATATCACCAATTACGGTTGCTTTACCATATGCTGTAGCATTAGAACCAGTTCCAACTTCTCCAGACATACTTGCAATTCCATATACAGTTGTTAATAATGGAATTATGTTATTCATATCTCCAGAAACTACTGATGTACCCTGGACATTTCCTAATATTTGATATTGTGGAGTTCCTGTTAATGAAGCAATACCATCAGATTCTCCAGACATAAACTTTGTTGTATAAGCAACTGCTGTTGCTGCTGCTACTCCATATGCAGTTGCAGACATCGGTACAGTTTGATTCATATTACCAGAAACTGTTGCTGTTCCTTGAACTGTACCAACACAATAATTAGCAATAGCAATATTCAATGCTGCAACTGCTGATCCAACTCCTTGAACTATTCCTGTTAAATTATTTTCTTGCGTAGCATTACCAGAAACACTCGCTACAGCATTTACTATAGAAACTAATGGTATGATAGCATTCTCTGTTCCAGAAACCGTTGCAACACCATTTACGGTTGTTGTAAGAGGTATATATGTATTCAATGCACCAGAAACAGACGCAAAACCAAAAACTTCACCAGTACAATATTCAACTTCAGAATTTGTAAGAAAATCAGTAAAATTTGCTACCCCATTTACTGTTGCTGTTAATGGTACAGTTTGATTCATATCACCCGAAACGGACGCAATACCATTCACAATAGCTGCAATAGGTGTTGTACTAGAAACGGTTCCATCAGCCAAAGAAGAAGTATTACCCCCATAACATACTGAATTCAATGGGACATATTGTGTTAAAATTGTATCAGACACACTAGTTATCCCATAAGAAACAGAATTCAATGGGATTGTAACATTAAAACCATCAGAATCAGAAACGGTTGCTGTTCCGTATGCTGTTGCTGCCATTCCACGTAATGTACCAAAACCATTATTTACCATCGTTCCAGTACTAGATATTGTTCCTGATAATGCTATAGATTGATTCAATGTATATGTATTTGTATTAAGACTTACTGCTGATGCTGCCCAATAATCTGGTGCTGCTGTCCATGTAGGATTACTCGATCCTGATGATGTCATAAGTTTATAACACATATTAAAACCAGGATTCCAACCTGTATAATCAGAAAATATAGATGAATATCCTGATGGTAAAGTCATACTAGTATCATTAAAATTGATAGCTAAACCAACCATTATATTGTTAATAGAAGCCGTTAAAGATGAAGAATTTGGATTGGTTGAATATCCATTCTTCTTAGCAGAATAATTTAAAGGAGTTTTTGTATTACAACCCAAAAATTCTGCTACTCCTATAGTAATATCAAGAGCATTAGAGTTTGTGTATGTTATAGTATAACTTCCATTTGATGTTACTGTGGTGTATAATAAAGTTGAACTAATGTTTTCAGTATTATTAGTAGATTCTGTACCTAAAATACCAAAAATTCCAACATTTGTAGAAGAACTAAACATAGAAGTTGCAAGATTTGGAGTTGAACTATCTTCTTCAGCAACACCTATAATTACTAAATTACCAGCAATTCCTCCTGTAATTGTAACAGAACATGTATTAGCTTCTGCAACAGAACCTTTTGTAGTTCTTAATGTTATATTTGGAGTACCAACTGTAGCAGTTCCTTGAGCAGTTCCAACTAATGCGTTACGTTGTGTTACACTTCCTGAAATAGTAGCAGTACCTTGAACGATTCCTGCTAATAAAACAGTTAATGTTATATTTGAAGTACTAACAGTAGCAGTTCCTTGAACATTAGCAGCAAGACCATGCATATTTGCTGCCATCGATCCAATACTATTAATTTCTCCAGATAATGCTACTGATTGTGTAAATCCATTATCTACTACAGAAGCAACACCAAAAGATGATCCTGATATATTTACCGAAGGATCATAAACTTTAACTGAAACTCCATATGCTCCCCAGCAAGTAATACTTGATCCTACCCAAGTAGGATTATAAGTTCCTTGTGAAGATTCTATATTATAAACCATGTTCAATGTTGAACCATCTACTGTAGAAAACCCAGATGGTCCTGAAGTAAATGACGAATCATCATAACAAAATGCTAATATTAATTCGCCAGCAGCAGTAACTAAATTTCCTGTTGTTATTGATGTTGAATATCCAATATTACTGCTAGAAGAATCTATATAAGAACTATTATTACATCCAGAAAATTCAGCAGCATATATAGTTCCTGTATATGATGCATATCCTGTATCATTACTAATTGAATATGAACCACCAGAAGTAATAATAGCTGAATATACTAATATTGATTCACCACTAGCGGTATATGAATATAAAGGTGTAATAGAATTCAAATTTGTAGAAGAAGAATTAGTCCATGTATACACGAATGCGTTTAATACACCAAAAAATACAAGATTACCAGCAGTACCACCAGTTACAGTATACGTATATACATACGATCCTGAACTACCAGATTGTGTTGGACTTCCACTATTTCCTTGTACGAATGCTATTGCCATAATAGTCCACTAAATAAAAATGGTTTTGTCCCTATAGTATTGGGATCAAAACCATTTTTCGATTGAAATTAAACTTCGTTAACTACTAATGCGCTAATTGCCCATGATGCGATGTTACCAACAGCAATAGTCTGTGGTGTAGTTAATGGAGCAAAATACAGCATGTTTCCACTTGTAACTGCATCGAAGATAGCAAAACCATTTACAGTTCCCCATCCTGCGGTAGCAGTAGGAAATGTAATAGCTGCATTGTTAGAAGTCTGAAGACCAGATGTACCAGTTCCAGAACTAACAGCAGTAGTTGTAGCTCCTTGCGTACCTGCCCACTGAGTCAATCCAGATGTAATAGACTGACGAGCATACGATCCACCACTGACTTCTGTTCCACTAGCAGCTAAAGCTGTGGGAGTAGTTGTGAAAAGTGCTACATACAGTGTAGCTGCTGGTGTAAATGTTTGTGCTCGAAAGAGAAAATCGAAATACTTATTTTGTAAAAAATTTGCTTTCCCTGAAGTTGCCATTGTTAATCCTCCTAATATTGTGTTACGTTAATGTTATTTTTTCTCTGTTGCTTCACTACGTTTCTTTCTAGGTGTTGTAGATTTTGTGACACCTTTTGGTGATGGTTCTGGTTCAGTGGATGGTGTTTCTTCAGGAGTTGCTGGAGTACCATCAGGATTCGTTGTAGGTTGACCAAGTAATGGAAGTAATGGTTTCACAGGAGCATCACCTTTCATACCAAGTGCTTCACGAACTTCTTCAGGACTCATAACATACTCTTGAAGATAAGTTTTAAAAATCGTTGCCTGTGTAAGTGGGTCAATACTGTTATTTTCATCCCAAATGAATTCAAGATCACGGCTAAAATATCTAGCAAGGATCATATCTATAAGTTCTTTGAACCATCGTTTGATAGGTTCTAATCCTTCTTCTTCAGCACTCTCTTTAGCTGTATCAGCGGTTGCTCTGTTATTACCCTTTACAAATGGAGTAGCTGGTAGACTGAAACAATAACATACTATTCTTGCCAACCATTCATCAAAATCATCCTTTAAAGTACGTTCTTTTGTATCAAAAAATTTAACATCTTTTCCAGGGATGAATCTTGTTTTTCTACGTTCTGCTGTATTACCAGAAAGTAATGTATCAAACAATTCTTGCATATCGTTTATTTGATCAGCAGTAAGATCATCAGAAAGACCTATTAACAAATCTGGCAATGATCCTTCGGTAAAATATTGCAACTGATTTACTTCTCTCCGTAATGCTATATTGATGATCATCAATATCTGTTCGCAATACGAAAATCCATACAGAGCATGTGTTCTAGGATTTCTGATATTATATATCAATTCAGAACCAGGAACTGCTATCGGTTTTGGACTCATATCTATCGCACAATAATTAACAGCAGGTAATCCTACTAATATTTGTTGGTATGCAGTAGAAGGAGGTTTTGGTCTACGTCCTAATGCATCTATTTTCAAAGAAATCAACGAACCGTCAATAGGGTCAAGACTCAATAATTCTCCACCTTTTGTAACACGTGGATAAATAGCAACTCCGTCAATCACTAGCATATCTTCTAGCAACATACGCATCCAACTATAAAAATTATGTTCTCCATCAGGAAACTTAAAGAAATCTATAACAGCTTCACAATCTTTGTCGGCATCTTTACTTTTATCTTTATATCTAATATCCCAATTTAAACCACACATCTGATCTTTTCTGGTTTCGATACACAATCTTAATAGATCATAATTATCAGCAAAGTTTCTGAGAGTAGCAAATGTATTAGATTTTGTATATCCAGGAGTATATTCAAGGTTGAATCCTTGTCTATAATCACGAATACGATCCTTCATCTGTGCTTGATAGAATGGTCCTATTGGTTGCAAAGGACCAAAAGGAACAGCTTCAGGAGTTTGGTTGTTAACAGGATCAGGACCAATTACAGGAACTAAAGCTTGTGTATTTTGTCCTCCAGCTTTTGGTGTATCGAACTTAGTAGAAACATCTGTAATTGGAGCACCTTGAGCATATGCTTGTGTCATTATACTCGAAACTGGATTTACACGTTCAATATCATTAGTAGGAGTATCATTTTTATCAATATCCAACCATTTTCTTATATATTCTTTGATCATAAATGATCCTTAACATGTTCTTTATGTAAAACTAAAAAATCTTCTAAGGTTAATATAATTCCCACAGTATCATACTGTTCTTCTATGCATGGTTCAGCTAGAATTCTAAAAATTTTATTTATTTTGTCTTTGAGTATCTTATTTTCTTGTTCTAGATTCATAAGTGCCTCGTTTTGTTTTTCTAATAATCCCGTAAAAAAACTGATAGATTTAAACAATTGACATTCCTTTGAAAGTATTGTTTTCAAAATCCCATTCAGGATCAACACTTACTGTCATTCTGCAAAGAGGTTGAAAAGAGAATCGTGCAGCAACCTCGTCAGCTATTGCTTTGTAATAATCAGCACCTTCTTGTGTTAAGTTATTCCAGGGAATGAAATCTCCATGACCTTTTAATGCAGTTCTATCATAAACTATACTGATACAATTATACAACGCTTCAGCTAGTTCTTTCATACGTTCTTCTCTGTCCATAATATTCTCCTTTATACTATTTATACTTGGTAAATTTATACTCTGTTTTTCTCATACTCTTTTCTCATTAATTTGATTTTATCAAGAGTAGTAAGTTGTCGTTCTGGTTTGATCTCAATATCTTTGATCTCATTTTCTTCTTTAACTTCCTCAATTTGATTTTTGTAGAACTGTAGTAAACCAGAATAACTAGATTTGATAACATCTTGAAATGCATATCGAATTGCATCCCACGTATGATCATTTCCAGGTTTAAGAACAGCAGGTTGAATTACTTCCCCTGTCTTGTCATCGATCTTCCAAGACCAAAGTTTTGATTCCTCTAATGTGTGTTTACAATCTGGATGAATCACTATCTGTTTGCATCCACGTAAGAATGAAATTCCATCATCAACAGAACCTTTGTGTTTCGTGCAACCTACGATATTCGAAATTCCATTTCTTCTCAGATATGAAATAGTCTCAGGTCTTGAACAGTCAGCATAAATTCTAACACGATCTACTTCTGGTATAGTCATGGACCAATAAGAAAGCATATGATCCTGCTCCAGGTTCGTCTTGTAAGCCTCTTTCTCTACATACATGACATTATCATATGACCAACATTTCACAAGTGTTGTAGGATCAGTAAAACCAAAGTCTACCCCGTAATAAGGACCTGCCCAATCTTCTTTAGGTTCAAAAGAATAACTTACACATTTACCAGATAAAACTCTGGAAGCACTGTATTGAACTACTTCTCCATTCCAAATGTGTCTCCATCCATCATAATCATCAATGCGTCTACGTTCTGCTTCTTCTAAGATTGCTTGAGGCAAGTAATCGTTCTCAAGGTAACTAGTTGTCACTACTACAGAATTTGGTGGAGGTGTATTAGCAACAAACATTTGATATATAGGATCGGACTCATTTTCGGGATTAAAACTTACGAATAACTGTGCTCCATCATTTCTTAATAATGTAGGTAGTAAAATATCTAAACTATTTTTTGATATTACCTGAGCTTCTTCGAGCCAGCATATATCTATTTTTTCGAGAGATTTTATATTTGCAGGATTAGTCTTCAGACCAGCAAAAATGAAATTTGTTCCGTTTTTACCTGTGATAGTTCGATCTGTAATATCATAAAAGTTTGATAATTTTAGAAGATCGATCTGCTCACAAAGTAAATAATGCACACTCTCTCGAATACTTACCTGAAATTCTCTAGCACACAGAATACGTAAAGGCTTCTGCCAACCTAACAAAAGCAAAGCTCTTGCGATGCTCCATGACTTAAGAGCCGCACGACCTCCGTATAATACTTTGTATGTTAAGGATTCATCAAAAAGAAAATCAAATTTTTCAAGGAATTCTATATCTTCCATTTAGAATCCTTTCTTAACTATTTCAAAACCTTTATTTCTCCAGTAAGCATTTGAAATTCTTTCATCAACATTCTTTTCAATTTTACATTTAGAACATATCTTAGTCATCTTCTTCTTCTTTTTTGGGTTTTATGAACTTGACTATTCTTTCATTTACCTCTATCTCCCCATTTTCACCAGTACCACTAATCTCAAGGGCTTTGAGTGAAGGATACATATACTTTGAAATCTCCGATAAACATTTTACCCGTAACGAATCCTCGGTTAAGGGGTGTTGAGCATAAACGATAAGTTGCTCAATAGGATCAAATCCCGGAAATTTTTCGAGAATACGATCATATAACTCGTTAATTCTTGCGATAGAAGAACATCTTTTAGCTGCTCCACTCATAGTTTTCTTCAACGTACTCATTGTTCACTCCATTAAACATGCACTTTACATATTACTATGTAAACATATGTAAAGTATAACTATTCCTATAATTCCTAATACAATCGTACATTGTAATATCGGTTCCATGATAATTATCTCCTTTATCTTTATTTATATTTTCTTTTTTATTTCTTCAGATTTGGTGTTTTTCCTTTATTTGGTATTTTTTTCCTTTTCTAGATTCAGACATTTTCTTTTTATGTTCTGCTGAAAAAATTTTTCCTTTATTTGGTGTTTTTCCTTTTCTAGATTCTGACAGTTTCTTTTTATGTTCTGCTGAAAAAATTTTTCCTTTTTGACTTTCTGACAATTTCTTTTTATGTTCTGCTGAAAGAATTTTTCCTTTAGCAGATTCTGATATTTTTTTTCGTATCTCTGCTGAAAGAAATTTTCCTTTTTGACGTTCAGACATTTTTTTTCTGGTCTCTGCTGAAAAAATTTTTCCTTTTTGACCTTCAGACATTTTTTTTCTGGTCTCTGCTGAAAAAATTTTTCCTTTTTTAGATTCTGACATTTTTTGTATACTTTCTAAAGAATGATGTTGCCCGTAAAAATGATTTTTTTCTCCTTTTTGACGTTCTGATAAATTTATCGAATGTAATTCTCTCAACCATGCATATTTTTTACTTCCATATTTTTTAAAATTACTCATCCTAAATGCAGCATAAATCAGACCATATTCTTTAGGAAAAATCTTTACGAGCAGTTGGTGCGCTATAAAATGTTCTCTAGCAGTAAGTTTAACTAAATTTTCTTTTTTATTAGTTCCTCCCAAACATTTAGGAACAATATGATGCTTTTCTGTATAACCAGATGGTAAATTTTGTTGACGATTGTTGATAATATTTTGATATATTTTCTGATAATTCATTAATTTCTCATCCTTTCGTCGAGAGCAAAGATTGTAAATCGTTGCGAACTCGCAATTTTTCAATAAGTTGTTGATAAGTTTGTGTATAATTCATGTTATTCTGTCTATATTATTTTACTTTTTACAAATGTATATTACTATAATTATAAACAAAAATGTAACTATCATTCCTTGTAATATCGGTTCCATGATATTATCTCCTATCTTATTTATACTCGCACTCGCATTTTATCCAAAATCCTAAAAGTCATGATACAATCAACAAGAGCAGAATGCGCACTGACATCTTTTGGTAATTTACCACATATTCTCTCATAAATATCAACTAATTTCAACCGAAACCCATTGAAATTTTTTGTATCATCAATAACATCTGTGTAATACCATCCCCACGGAAACTTATATTCTTGCCCTAATCTTCTTAGCTCGATCTTCAACATTCCAATATCAAACGGAACATTAGCACCGGCTATATGGCATTCTCCTAGAAAGAATTCTCTAATTTCGTCCAGATGATATGCGAATGATTGTTTGTCATTACACATTTCATTTGTGATGTTATGTATGGATGTTGCTCCTGGAGAAATAGGTCTTGATGGTTTGAAAAAGAGGTCAAGTTTGTCGGATATTTCAAAATTATCGTCTATCTTCAAAGCAGCTAATTCCAAAATTTCTGGTTGTTTATTGAGATTATAACAGCCTGCATCCACCAGCCCAGACGTCTCTGTGTCCAAGATAATCATATTACGCTTTCGTCGAGAGCAAAAGATTGTAGATCGTTATTCCAAGAATTTTGTAATCCACAGCATTACAGTCTTTACGAATTCCATTTGGATAAAGTTTAACCATCATTTCAGCAACAGCATTCCATTCTTCTGATATTCTAGCCATATGGCTCGTTGTTTTTTGATGTTCTGCTGCATATTCGGTTTTTCTTTTTTCAAATCTTCGTTGTTTTTTGCTTGCGAGACGTTCCTTTTTTGTCATCTGAAGCTTACGGATTTCTTCGTTATAACGTCGGGTATAACTCTCATTAGGCTGAGAATTACGGATAGTTTGGGTTTCTTCTATTCCTGCTACAATTTCTCTAGTTTGTGCATACAACAATTTTTTTTTGTTAATACACGGCATACATTCACCATCAAACATGACATCGTACTCATTATTACAAATTTTACATTTTTGGCTTATGTCCTGATTTTCCATTTGATTTCTCCTTTTTTTTGGGTGACAATTTAGCGCTGTTGTTCCACACAAATCTATCCACAGCTTTGAGCATCAGCCTTTTGCTCCTGATGAATTCTACAGTATAATTTGGATAAGCATTGTTATAAATTGAAAGCAAAATATTATCAGGTAAAGACTTTAGACAATTCAGACGGATCACAGTATTTTTTGGTTCGTATTGTGCTACCAGACTATCATACAGATCATCATCTGGCTCTACAAGGCAAATTCGGTGCTTAGAATTGAATATTATTAGCACTGGTCATCCTCCTCTCCTTCAAAGAAGATGTTTTCATGCTTTTGTATAATCTCTGACCAAAAAGCTTTGTCAGAACTTTTTTCGAAACATCGCTGAATCCAATCTTTATAATCTTGCGTCTCATGCATTTCAGCCCCCCTATAATTACATATCATATTTGTATTTATACGGCGTTTAAGTATGCAAATTCACCATGATATTTTTTAGCTGCTTCGTTGAATGCTGTAGCAGCTTCTGTTTGTGTTTTATACAGTCCAATATAAAATTTTGTCTTGTCAACCTGGATTTGTGCCATCCACTTAGAGCACAATTTATTCCAGCTTACTCCTTTGAATATTGAGGATGCTCCAGATCGTTTTAAGGAATTCATACTATTTTCTGAATATGTTGAAGGACGAAGGTTGGAACTATGATTATCTAAAGTATTATTATTGATATGATCTACGTTGTAATGTTGAATATCAAAACGATGTATCTCACAAATAACACGATGGAGATAAACATTCTTACGTCCATCAAGATTAGCACAACGTACATAATATTTTCGAGATATTTTGTTATAATTTATATTCCATTTATAATCTTTAACTTTTTCATAATCCTGATCATCGACTTTTGCGTAAATTTGACCATAAGTTTTACTATGGATTTCTATTAACATTTGAACTCTCCTTTTGGTTAGAGGATCGTTCGTTCATTCGTTGACAGGGTGATTCCTTCTTATGAAGGATTAGTTTTCTTCTTGGTGTTCTGAAAGATATATCAAATATTTTATATTTTTTGAGAGCTTAATTCCTGTTCTTTTATTTTCAAAATTTTGTTCTGGTTCATCTTCAAAATTTTCTTCCATGATATTATCTCTACTTCCGAATGCATTTTTTTTCATTTTGATCTCCTTTGTACTCCGAATGTTATTCTCTCTATTATTATTTAGAAAAACTTTTTAAAAAGGAGCATTTTGCTTTTTTTCGTAGCACAATTTTTAAATTCGTATGTTTTTGAATTGCACTAAACGATGGCGGTTCGATTCGTCGTTTCTTCTCTTCTCTTCTTCTCGATGTTCTCTTCGAGCGATTGCTAATTCTTCTTCGCTCCACTCTTTTTTTGGTTGTTTTACAAAATCAAAGAACGAATCCTCTTCTTTTTCTGGAGTTTGGGCTTTGTAATCTTCTATTATCTCTTCATCAGAGAAAAATGTAGGATCCACTGCCATCTTTTTAAGATACTGTTCCGTAAGTTCTCTTGGAAGAGCAAGCAACGCTTCCTGGACTTCTGCTGATTTAGATTCAAAAGTTTTCTTTAGTGACATGGGGGTCTCCTTTTTTTTGGTTGGTTGTTCGTTATCATCTATTCCAAAAAATCCTAAACATTCATCTGTTGATAACAAATTTACGGAATCTTTTTTGAAAACGTTATGCGATACATCCAAATCTTTTTTGAAAACGTTATTCACTACATCCAAATTTACGGAATCTTTTTTGAAAACGTTCCGCACTACATCCAAATTTGTTACTTTTTTGTTACTTACGCAATCTTTTTTGAAAACGTTTCCCATAACATTTGTTGAGTTATCTATCGAATTTGTATCAGTTTCGATTAAAACGTTCCGGGATACGTAGTGATACGATGATTCCTTATTGTTGGTTGTATTGGTTAGATTATAAGATTTAGAATAAATATTTGAAGATATATTAGAAGAATTATAAGAAATAGGATTATAAGATTTAGAATATATATTAGAAGAATTAGAATATATATTAGAAGAATTAGAATATATATTAGAAGAATTAGAAGAAATAAGATTATAAGAATTAGAATATATATTAGAAGAATTAGAAGAAATAGGATTATAAGATTTAGAATATATATTAGAAGAATTAGAAGAAATAAGATTATAAGAATTAGAAGAAATAGGATTATAAGATTTAGAATATATATTAGAAGAATTAGAAGAAAGAATATTAGTATTTTTAGTTATAGTTTCAATATTAATATTAACATTCATTTTAGTTTTAAAAATAGATAGCATAACTTCTTCTAGTTCTTTTTGATATTTTTTCTTAATTACAAAACTATCATGTACAGGAAGAACAAGAATATCTTTTTTTAAGAAATGGTTTAAAACATCAAAAACTATTTCTCTTTCTAAAAACATAAGATTTTTTCCAGAGTCGTTGTATAGAAATTCTTGAATGTTAGGATGAAATTCTTTTATAAGATTTATGATCTGATAAACAGTATAATCTGGATGTTTTTTTAAAATTTTATTTTCTTTTCTTTTTTTATGTTTCTTAATCGTATATTCTAAAAAGTTAGTTTCAATTGCTTTAGCTGCACTATTTTTAGATACAGCATTCAAACATGTAAGAAGAACTTTCTTTATCAATTTACGATGTTCTTGATAATTATCAATAGTATTTACAGCATACAAATCCTGGTTTGATACATCAATACCTTTTTTAGCATATGCAATGGTTGGATGTGAACATTTGTAGTCAATTTCACAAGTTTCTTCGTTATCGATCAAGATAGATTTACGTATTTTACTTTTACATTCCAACCACCATGTACCACAAAATCTACCACCTTTAGAAAAAGAACCATCATTAAAAACAGTTTTCATAACATTTCTATCGAAACTGATAATATGGTTGAATTCATCTCCAACCTTGAAAGATGTATTACTCACCAGAGTATTGTAATCAAACAAGAATTTGTTATTTTTTATAGTAAAGTCATTAGGGTTATATGAAAGATCATGAGCAACTTTCTTTGCTCTACCTTCTAGTTTTTCTTTTTCGCTTCTTAATATCACAAAATTATCATCTGGTGATATTTTTCTATTCAAAACCAAAGAATGATCACCAATCAGATCAATAAGTTTATCGGTTGCTTTCATTCTAGAAGTTCTTTGAGCAAGTTGCTGTCCGATAATACTGAACACATAATCATTTTCAATCAGAATGTCAATAATATTGAGGGCTATACGATAACTCAAATTAGATGATCCTGTATAATCCTCACGTGTTCTTGAGTATCTAACGAATTCATAATCAGAACAATGACACGAATATAGGTCAGAAACGATCAAATTTAGCTGTAGGAACTGTTTTGATTCAAAACGAATGGTCTTGCCTGGATAGCAGAGATTCCATAGCTCACAGAGGATATTTGGAGCTTGAACCTTGTAGTAATTTTTAAACAAAAGTTCATATCCGCCAAGATCGACTGTATTATCGAGTGGAGATTTTGTTTCGGTGGGATTATCAAAAATTGTCATAGTTTTGCTCCTGATAAATAAAGATGGCAAGGACAGCAGGATTGCTCCCCTGTTTCTGTTCTGTTTCAGCAGACAGATTACTTGCTCTATTTCTATTTATAAAAAAGCATTTTCTTCTTGAAGAAACATCAATTTCAAGAGAAAATGCTTTTTGTTTAAAATCAATATGTTATAAAAATTGATATTGTTGATCAAATTACTTTCTATGTAAAACTTTTGTAGATTTTTAAACTCAGAATGTCAAGTCAGGAAGATCGTTGCGTTTAGCAGCAGCTTCAACAGCTAACTGTGCAGCAGTTTTACCAGCTTTCAATCCTTGGATAATTGTTACAATGTCAAGACCAACAGATTCTGCCACAGGAACAAGAGTAGCTATTAAGTTGATTATAGTGATAGGGTCCATTATTTACCTCCAGTATTTGCAGTTGTAGTTGCGGTAGTTGTTTTGATTACGCCTGTCTTAGTAAGAAGAGTAAGCATATCGGAATAAGCAGCACTCCATTGAGCTTGTGCAGCTTGGAAATTTTGAGTTGCTAATGCATCAGTAGGGTCTGATTTCAGATAGATTATAAGTGCATCATCTACTACAGGCCATACTAATTGAATTTTCTGATAGGCTTTAGAAATAGCCGCACAGTCTGCTGCGGGAATAGTCTTTGCTTTACAGAGTGAATCAGAAGCAATAGCTCCAGTTTTTACAAGATCATGCATGGCAATAAATGTATCACCTACAGTTACCTGTGCTGTAGTTGAACATCCAGCTAGACTACAAAAAAGAAAAGCTAGTAATGGAAAAATTGAAATTAGTTTTTTCATATAGTACTCCTTAGTTAGTTGTGTTGTGAGTATCACAACAGCGTGAAAGAATAAGTTATTAGACGAAAAGGAATGTGTTCATTATTATTTATAAAAGTTTTACTGCGTGATAGATTTTATTACAACACCCGTCACACCAGCAGGAAATGCAGGAACAGAAACTATATTACTAATTGCACTTTCCATTCCTGCTGCATTTGTATTGGTAACATAAAAACACCAAGCATTTGTACTGACAAGTCCAGCAACAGTTGCTCCAGTTCCATTAGGAACAGGAAATCCAGCAGCACCTTGAGTAGCAGTCGAACCAGTATAAGGTACAGCAGGACATGTAACAGTACCAGAATTTACAGTTCCTTGACCATAATAAACTTTTTGTCCAGCAACAGTAGCATCTGTAGTTAAAGTCCATTGCAATACTACAGTAGTTGCATTGGCAAATGCAGGAATTGCTAACATAAACATCAAGCTCAATACAGATAAAATCTTTTTCATATACTCTCCTTATGGATTGGTTATAGTAATTGTTATCGTAGTAGAAGTTGTTGCTGTTGGTAATATAGGTATAGTTACTATAGTACTTAACTGACCTATAATTAATGGAAGAGTTGTAGTCTTAGCATAATATCCAGCGATAGCAATACTATAAGATTTTGTTGCTAACATATTTGTTAATGTTATAGTATTAGTTGTAACTGTTATAGGAGAACTTCCCTGAGTAATACCTATTCCTTTTAACGGAGCTTTTGGTTGTATGTCATAGTAAACATAATATCCAGTAGGTTTTACAGGAAGAGCATTCCAAGTAACTACTGCGGTATATGCATTAGCTATAGAAGCACAAAATAGTATACAACCAATTATCAAAAGTTTTAGTTTCATTAATTATCCACATTGATTCTTAATCTTTTACCACTTCCTTCTCCACATTTATCAGCAATTTGTACTTGAATTGTCAATCCATCTATAGTTTCCCATACAACATCTTCTCCAAGTTTAATTCTGTTAAGAGCTTTATCGATACCTACTAATATTTCTGGAATATTGTTTAAGAATACTCTATTTTGAGTTTCTTTTTTTATGTCTTTGAGAATATCTATTAACAATTCTATCGTTTCTTCTATTTTATTTTTCATGTTTATCCTTTTAACTATCTGGAGTTGTATCAATATCATCTGAGGTTCGGTTTATTTTTTGAGCAGTAAGAACACCACCAAGTATTCCTAATGCTGTTGATGCTAATGTAATACATGCTACAGCTATAGTAATATCTTTACCATGCCACACAACTATACCACCTACTATTACTCCAAGTACTCCTATTGCTATTACACCAATAGCTGCAATTACCTGGAAATGTTTTTGTGAACTTTTCATACTCCACCAATGTTATTTCTGTAGTTCTTTTCCTATTTCATGGCATCTTGGTTTTTTTAATAAAATAGCCAAGTCTTCATGAAATTGTTTAAGGTCTTTAAGTTCTCCCATAACTATATCGTGTGTCTCAGTATTCATCTTTCTGCTCTCTTCACCTTCCTTCTTAGCAACAAATGCAAGTACTGGAAGAGCAACACCTTGAAAGAATGTCTGAACTAAATACTCAATCCATTCCAAAGGATTTTTTGGAACCTGCCACTGAAGAACAGCTATTACCATTACACATATAACCCAAAAACAAATCATAGATGATAGGCTGTTCGATAAAATTATTGCAATTCTTTCATTCATTCTTTGTACAAAAAGTCTGAAAGAATTCATATATTATCCTTTACTGAAATACTGGTATGCTTATATCAGAAAAGTTAACCAGAGCACTTGTTCCAAAGTTTACTAAGAACATCTTGAAGAAATCTGAATTACTAGCATTAGCTGTATTCCACGGATCGCTAGGAAGAACATTACCTAAATCTTGTGGGTGTCGAATCATTGCATATCTTTGTAAGAACAACATATTCTCTGTAAAATATGTAGGATCGGGAGCAACATGTAGAGTAGTTGTATATGGACAGTAAATGATTCCAGAGTCTCCATCATTATTATTGCTACCTAGATATCCAACCATAACATAATGTTCGTTCACATCGGCATATAGATCACAATACAATGGATATATTCCAAGATGACCTACAAGATAAGGATTGTTTTGATTGAACTCTGCTTGTGTATGGAACGCATTAAGTTGTAAGAAAGAAGTTGTAATAGGATCGGCCATAATAAAGATTGATCTGTTTCTCTTTGTGTCTCTTACAATTCTTTCAGCAGCAAGATATATATTTACAATTAGATCGTTTGTAATTCCTTGCAAGTCACCATTAACAGCACCTAAAGAAGCACTTAAATTTACAGTAGCAGAAGTTGTTATCTGAGAAATAAATTTCATATAAGAAATAACTTCTTTATCTATTTCCTGACGTATTTCAGATGCCAT